TTTCCTGCAATCGTTAAAGAACTGAAACTTACATTTGATGCAAAAGAAACAGTGTTTCCTGAAACTCCAATAGTAATCGTGCCACCAGATTCGTTGATGATGTTATTACCTGCTTGGTCTTGAATGTTGTCTACTTTAATAATACTAGCCATTTAATCTCGCCTCCAATTCTTTTACCTTAGCATTTAATTCTTTTATTGCATTGACTAAATACCAAGTGATGTTGTCAGGATTTACTGATTTAACTCCTGTAGTTTCTGTTTTTACAACATCTGGTAAAATTTCTTCAATCTCTTGTGCAATTACACCTACTTGAATACCTTGTTTGTTTATTGCAGAATGTTTAGGTAATTCTGTAATTTCATCTGGTGTTCTATATTCAAAATTTCTAACTTGTATTTGGTTAATTTTATCTAAGCCAATTGTGTTATCTACAATGTTCTTTTTAATTCTTCTATCAGATGTTGTTGACCAAGATGATGAGTTGTTTCCTTGATAAACTCCTGATGTAGCACCAATAAATCCTGTGCTTGTACCTTTTCCTGTTATATTTCTTCCAATTAAAATTTCACAAGATACACCATTAGCACTAGAATCTAATTGAGCACCTAATAAAACATTATAACAACCTGTTTGTAGTACACTACTTGTATTACCAATAGCTACATTATAACAACCTGTTGTTAAACTTTGTAAAGAGAGTTTTCCAACTGCTACATTATTTTGACCTGTTGTAATAGTACAACCAGCTCTAAGACCAACTGCTGTATTAAAAGTTCCTGTTGTATCAGAACCAAGAGACTCAAAACCAACTGCTGTATTTTCTGTGCCTGTTGTATTACATCTTATAGACCTATAGCCAATACCTACATTACAAGTACCTGATGTGTTACATCTCATTGAACAATATCCTACAGATGTATTACTAGCACCAGTATTTTGTTCTAATGCAATATAACCTATAGCTACATTACCAGCACTTGTTGTATTATTAACTAAAGCATCATAACCAATAGCAACATTTGCAAAACCTTCGGTATTTGATTCTAACGCACCATGACCAACAGCAACTCCTCTAGAGCCTGTAGTATTACTAGCTAAAGACCGATAGCCAACTGCTGTGTTTTCGGAAGCTGTAGTATTAAGATTTAAAGATTGATAACCTAAAGCTGTATTGGTTGCACCTGTTGTGTTTGTAGTTAAAGAATTATAACCAACGGCAACATTGTTATTAGCTGTGGTATTAGAACCTAATGCACCATATCCGACAGCAGTTAAATAATTACCTGTAGTATTTGCATCTAAAGAACCATAACCTATTGCTACAATTCTTGTACCTGTCGTATTAGCTTGTAAAGAATTATAACCCATAGCAGTATTACTATCTGCTGTATTAGGATAAAGTGCGTTTACACCAAATGCAGTATTATAAGAACCTGTTGTATTAAGAGAAAGTGAAGAATTACCTACACTAGTATTAGATGTTCCTGTTGTGTTATTGCATAAAGAATTATAACCTAAACCTGTATTATTTGAAGCTGTTGTGTTAGATTTTAATGCGTTTCCACCAACTGCAACATTAGTTGTTCCTGTCGTATTAGCAGAAAGTGATGCAAAACCTAATGCGGTGTTGTTGGATGCGGTAGTGTTGTTAAGTAAAGAACATCTTCCAACTGCTGTATTATTATTTCCTTCAGTATTATTACTTAAACTAGAACCACCAAGAGCAACATTACAACAACCTGTAGTATTTGCATCTAAAGCATTTTGACCAACAGCTGTATTATAGGTACCTGTTGTATTAGCAATAAGTGAACACCAACCAACTGCTGTATTAGAAGCACCTGTCGTATTAGCAAAAAGTGAACAGAAACCTAATGCTGTGTTGTTGGAAGCGGTGGTGTTTTGATTTAAAGAATTTGTTCCTATAGCAGTGTTATTACCACCAGATGAATTATTAAATAAAGATAAACCACCTAACGCAACATTACAACTACCTGTATTATAGAATAAAGATGACCTACCTATTCCTACATTATATGTACCTGTAGTGATTGTGTATAAAGAAGCATTACCTATTGCAATATTGTGAGTTCCACTTGTTAAAGAATTAAATGCTTCATTTCCTAAAGCTACGTTATTTGTACCTACAGGATAATTACCATCTAGTTTGATTGTGCCATCAACTGATAAGTTTGCACCAGATGTAAATGTAATAGTGTCACCAGAATCACCAACAGTTAATGTTGTACCTGATTGTGGAATTATTTTATCTACTTCTACTTGACTCATTATAATATTACCAATGTTCCTGTTATGGTTTGTGTACCTGTGATCGTTACAGGTCCTGCTAGTACTCCAGAATCTAAAGTTTGATCTTCAGATAAAGTTGAATTATGTGTTACGACAAAAGTTGTTGCGTCCATGACTGGCGAAATAGTTTTCTTAGCTGGCAATGTACAGAAGACAGTTTTTCCACCTGCAGTAAAGTTCACTGCTGCATCGGAATTCGATGAAGATATAATTGTGTCTCTTGATAAAGTGTCAGTTCCTGCATCGGTAACAGTTCCTACTCCTACTTCCCATTGGTCTGTTCCGTCATGAGAAATTGCATAGTAAGTTGTATTACCATCGCCAACTCCAGATACAAAAGTTTCAAAACCAGTTTCAGCACCGGCCAGTGAAAACGTTCCTGTCCCTGTAGTTGTACTTGTCTCCTTAACTCTATCGTTAATTACTAAAGCCATTCACTACTCCAAATTTTATTACGCGTCGCCAAGTCTAATAATTGCATCAGAAGAAGTTGCAGCTGGGAACTGAATAACGAAATCTCCGTTAGTTGCAGTTTTTGATCCGCCGAAATCTAAAACTAATACAGCTTCATTAGAACTATCTTTATAAATCAGAGCGCCTACTGCTGTTAAAGTTACAGAACTAAAAGTTAAGTCTGCAAAGTCAACATAGCCAACATTACTTGCTACTGCTACACCATTGTTAGTTAAAGCGTTTCCACCTGCTGTATAGTTTGTACCAGATGAAGAAACTTCATTAGTAGTTGTATAAGCAGTTGTAGAAGTACTGAAACCAGCTAATGATGTGTAAAGTGCTAATTTGAAACTTGATCCGCCAGAATCAAAATCAAACACACCACCAAGTAGGTCTGTTTTAAAAGAGTCAGGTACTATATTTGCCATTTATTTGTCTCCTTAATTATTTTAGGGTGATGGTGATTTAAGAGGAGTACGAATAACACCATCTTGATATTCGTCTCGGCGTCTACGACCTTGTTGTTCGATCGCGTACGATTGTAAAGCTCTTTTAAAAGATCCTTCGTAGTATTGTAACATATCTGCAGGACCTTTCAAGTAACCATATGCTTCTACCAGACATGCATACAAAAGTAAATCTTGATATTTATTTGATGTATAAGTACCATTAGTACTTGGTGGAGAAGCTCCAGTTGTTGTTGTAATACTATCTGGTTGTTTTGTATACGCTAAAGTGATTAAATTAGTGCTATTTGGTGTAGGTGCTACTACCCAATAATTAGCATCCCAGTTAGCATAATACTTAGGTATACCTGAAGCCGTTCCAGGTGTGTCATAAAAAGTTGCCATATATGAAGTATCTTTTTTTTCTAAAAAAGTTTGATTACCAGAAGAATCTGTTAATTGAACATATCGAATAAATCTTAGATCAGATGGTATGGTTACATATCTACTTCCAGCTGCTAAGTTAGAGGTTGCATAAAATCTATTATCATCAGAATCCGCTTCTCTATAAATCCTATTTTCAGCGTTTTTAATTATAGTATCTAAAATAGTATTTGATAACACAGAGTCATCTACTTCTGTATAGTTTCTAATATCATCTTGTAGATTTGCTAAAGTATAAGCCATTACTCTGATCCCCCATGTTTTCTACGTATCTTTTCTTGTTTGTCTGTTCTTACTTCTTCATAAAGTGCAAGATGAGGGTCCTGTTTTTCAGGTGTAAATATATTTTTAATCCAATTAATTAATTTTTTAATCATGGTGATATAGTTATGGGTCCTACTGAACAGCCATAACCTCCTCCTTTTATATTACCACTTGTAGCAGTATTTGTGTCAACTGTAAAAAAGAAAAAATTAGTTGCTAAGTAATCATTTGATGCATCTCGCGCACCATTTTTATATTTTCCAGTTCTTATTGTGTATCCATCTGCTTTTGCAATATTAGATCCTGATATACCATCAAAACTTTCAGGGTTAGCATAAACAAAACCACTTCCTGCAGAAGTAGTTGGTGGTCCTCTAAATCTATATACAGTATTATCTGTTAAACCATGACCAGGTGAAAATACATTTATAATTCCAGATCCTGCTTCATATGTTTCAAAACCATTATCTATTATTCTTACCGTTGTAGCAGGTTCTGTTCTATCAGGTCTAACTTGTAGTAATGCGATACCATCTCCTCCCACAGGTTTAGGTTCTAATTGTGGTTGTTTAGGTTCGTATTCTGTGTAATGCACAAAAGAACCATTCCATTCTCTAACCATTTCTCTGTATGGAAATTCAAGTCCTGATCGATCAGAAATTGCTTTTGAATGTTTTCCTGTTGCGTATTTAGACATTAGGTTCCTGGGTAATAAGCT